CACCCAATGCAATTAAATTTTCATCAATAAAACCTTTACCAACACTTTGAAAATCAGTTAATAAATCTGTAAATTGGTAATTAGTACGAGGTGTAATATCTAGGCTAGGAGAATACGCTTTGCCTGTATTTACAAAAACGTCACCCATTATCTAACAAAATCAGGTGCTTGATCTTCAAATCTTAACTCTGGAAATTGTGTACTTTGACCATTAGCCCATGCAGATATTAATTGCCAGTTATTGTTAAATCTTTTTTTAATACCACCTAAGCCTTTTTCAGCATTAGCTTGTCCATCATTATATAATTCTTGACCAATACTAGGTTCATAACTAGCTAATTCAGATCCTCTAACAGCTCCTTTACCTTCTCCATAAGGTTCAAATGATCCTAAGTATTTTTCATCTCCAGTTTCCATATAATTTTTAAGAGCTTTTTGAAATCTACTTCCAATAAAGTTTGCGTTAATATATGCCATATCTGTTAATGCAGCTGCTAGGAATGTATTTCTATTATCATTTAAAGGCTCTCCAATAATATTTTGAACTAATTGGAACTTTTCATCTAATATTTCTAGGAACATTTTTTGAGCATCTTCCATAGATAGAAATTCTTCACCTCTAAGAATTTTTTCAGTATTATATCCTAAATCTTCTAATCTTTTAATATTAGCTTTACCACCATCTGTATTAGGATTAATTGAAAAACCATAACCTATAGTTGGATCACCTTTTGCACCAGTTTGATAATCATACTGTTCTTGTGTAATTTTAGAATTTTCACTCATATATTTTTGATCTGGACCACCTAAAATATCTGGTGTATTAGAACCTTTAAATCTAGGATCATACACAACACTATGAAATCCACCTTCCCATTTTGCTGTATTGTCCATAAATATATTATTTGTTTGTAATCTTTCACCATCTTTTGTCATTTGAAATACTCCTGAGTATTTTGCTGTTACATATTCATCTTGATATTGTTCAGCATTTTGTTCATATAATTGTGTTTCTATTTGTCTTTGTTGTACTATGTCATTTATAGATTGTGAATCAAATTTGATATCAGGTAAGAAAGGTGTTTCCTTAAAAAACAACTCCATATTATCTAACCAGTTTTTACCAGAATCTACCGAACCAACTGCAAAGTTAAATATTGTTCTAACTGCACTATTGAGTTTAGGATTCTCTCTTATATCAAAACCATACTTTTCTAATACAGTAGCTTTATCCATTTGATCTATAAAACTATTATAATAATCATCATATACTTCAGCTTTTATTCTTGATGTAGTATTTGGTCTAAATTTTTTTAAAGTACTTTGAGGCTGAAAAGATACCTCAGGATCATTAGGATTAGGAATAGAGTTCCAAACACCATCACCATCTATATCAGCATGTATATGATATTTAGGGGAAGATTCTTTTGATCTTTCATCATAAGTAAATTTAATTCTTCCGTTATGAATATAAGTATATAGATTGTTTTGGTTTACCCAATCATCTGTTAAACCTAAATCTTCTCTTTCTCTATTACTCATTCCATAAACTCTATTAAGAATAGTATCTACAGCATCATATTCTATTTCTTCTCTACTCATTCCTAAGTTTTCAAATGTTTGATATATTGGGTATTTAACTATATTAGCCATTATTCTACTCCATATCCTTTATCGCCTAATGTTGTAAAGCTTAACTTTATAGCGTTTTTTATATGTTTGTTTATATTATATTTATTGACTTCTTCAGGTCTAAGATAAGTATTATTTAAGTATAGTTTAAATAAAGGCATAATTTCTGACTTTACTAAATCTACATCTTTTTGTTTTAGATCTGAACTATTAACTTTTAACCATCTTAAAGGAAACCAATCTATTAAAGGCTCTACCATAAAATCATCTGTAGTAATTCCAATTTCTGCATTACTATGAACACCTACATATCTTGATTGCTCTTCTCCTATAGCATCTAAAATAATTGCATCTAAATTTATATCTTCGTTTTCAAAAACATTGTCAATTTTTAAATCAATCTCATCTCTAATACTAGAATCTTTATTAATCTTAGAAAAGAAATACTCATAAGCAGTTTTTTCAGTAACTCCATTATTAGGCATTCTTTTAATTTGATCGTGTAAATCCATTAAAGGTAAGATTAAATCTTGATCTAAACCATCTATAACAAATCCAGCTCTACTTGTTAAATAATTAACAGTATAAGCTATTTCTGCTAACTGCATTCTATCAGCTTCTGTTTCATAATTTAATCCATTGGCAGAGTTTATAAATTCATTTATTTCACTAGGAACTACTCCATTCCTACTAGCAAAAGAACTTATTTTAATTAAATCATTACTAGCAATATCATTAGAAATATCATAACTAAAATCAATACTACTTAAACTTCTTTGAGAAGGCATACCTTCATCTGCTACATAGTCATCATTAATTAACTCAATAACTTTATAGTCAATCATCATTTTTTTAACATCCTCAAGTTTGACATCATCATATCCAAAATCATCTGTTAATAATCTATAAGCTGATCCTATATCTGTTTCTAAATTTAATGTTTTTTTCTTACCATAAGATTCAATAACAGTACTGATATTGTATTGTCTTGTTGCTTCTGATTTTTGATCGACACTCAATCCCATTTGATCTGTCATTAGGTTTAATTGTTGTAAACTATTAGGTAATAAATAGTTTTCCATATTACCTAGCAGTTGTTTATGATTATCATCTATATTAACTTGTTGTTGGTTTTCAATTTTCTTTTGTAATTTTTCTTGTTGATTAACAAAGCTTTCTATAAATGTATTTGCACTTTCAGAAATTTCTTGTCTTTCTTCTGTACTAGAATTAGTTAATACAGCAAATGTATTTTCATTAAGATTTTCAGGATTCTTTACATAATCTTTCAAAAGATTAGTTTTAATTTCTTTAACTGCTTGTTCTAAAGTAGTATCTCCAGTTCCGTAAGGAATACTACCTTCAATATAATCTATTTTATCTTGTGCAACAGCAGCACTTAATAAATCTTGAATAGTAGAATTAACTCTAGCTCCTTCAAATGCTAGTTTATACTTTCTCAATTTTTCTTCAGGTAAAGGTAATCCACTTCTAAATTGTGGATCTAATGAATTATATAAATTTTCATAAGAGTTATGATTTTCTCCTAACTCTGGTAGTAAACTAGTAGCCCAAAAATCATCAAATTCTGCTTGATTCTTTCCAATAATTGTTCTTAAATTATTATCTATAAACGCAGCGTCATTAACATTTTGTAATTTTATGGTATCTATTTGGTCATTGTTATATTTTTTGTTAAATATAACATCTCCTTCTTGAGCTGCTTTGAGACTAGCAAATTCTTTTGACCAGTTTTTAAATCTTTTAGGAGCTTTTGATACTATTCCTTCAATGTAAGCATTAGTAGCATTAGTAAATCCATCAGGATCTAAGTTAAATTGTTTTGCAAATTCACCAATTCTTTTAATAGTATTAATTTTAAAATCAGCTTTGTAATTTTCCTCTTGAATAGTAATCATTCTTTGAGCATAAACATCTATACCCTTACCAATAGCATCAGCAGCCATTGATATAGGATCACCAGCATATGCATCTACTACTCCCATTCTAGATTGAATAGAAGATACTGAAGTTACTTTTTCTCTATTACCTTTAGTTAAAGCCATTATCCGTAATACTCAGATGTTCCATAACCAGTTGATAATCCAGCTATGACACTTGTATACCCTCCAAATACTAATTCTTGATCTCTCATTTTGTTTTCAAAGTTTTGTTGCTGATACTTAGTTTGTACTGAACTACCCATTAATCTAATACTTTTTATATCTTTAGCAGCTTGATCTTCTGCTTGTTTATTTATATTTAAAAAACTTCTTGAATCATCATAATATCCAGCAATAGAAGCAAACGCTCTATTATTAGCTAAAGTTTCTCTTAGGTTTCTTAATCTATTGTTTTCTTCTTCTATAGCTGCTAAACGAGCCATATCAGCTTCTTGTTTTAATCTAAAATTCTCTCTATCTAAAGCTGCTCTTTGTGATTTTATACTTGAGACTGTACCTACAGCCGTTACAGCTGTTCCTATTAATATTGCTATTTGTGCTGCGTTTAGGCTCATGCGAATTGTATCTCCATAGCTACTCCTAATACCTTTAAAGGTAATGGATCGTTTTGTGAAATGGTTATAGTAGGTGAAGTACTATATCCTAAGAAAGTAAACTCTTTTTTATCAGTAACAGCTTGTAAATCAGTATTAATATTAAAGTTCACTTGTTGTATAACTAACTCCTTTGAGGATCTATCTGATCCTTTCATAGTTATATCTAATCCACCAGATATATCAACAATCGCTTTATTAATTCTTCTAGGCTCTCCTGTTAATGGTCCAGTGTCAATTTCTTTATCTATAGGCATAGTTTCTAAAATAGGTATAAAATTAAATCCTACTCTTACTCCTGTAGGGAATGGAGCATTTGTTAATGTAATTCTATTATTAGCATCAATAGTAAATAAACCTAAAGATCCATTACCATAGACAGCATTTACTTCTGTTGTTGGTTCATAAACAGCATTGACACTATGTTGAAATCCATTAACTATCGTAATAACAGCATTATCTGCTGGGCTTACAGCTAAGTCTTGATCTAATGTTAAACTATATCCTGTGCCTGTTTGAGTAACAGCTGTAATTGTATATATTGTTGCATTACCATCAATACTAAAAGATTCTTGTATTTCAGGATCTGCTGTAAAACCATCTACATTTAGTGTGTTTCCTGTTTGACTACCCCCATTCACTAGTGGTGTTCCTTTTTGATAGACAGTAGTTGTTGTAGAACAGTCTAAAGTAATAGCATCTGTATCTGCAAACTTTTCTAATAAGTAAACAGTTCCAGAAGGTAATACTCTTTTTGTTGTAACAAATAAATTTTCATTAGCTGCTGTTATAGAATAAAACTCATCTCCTGTTTTAGTTTTCCACAAGGTCCAACCAGCTACTTTTTCATCTCTAATACTATGAAATACAGCTATATTACCACCTTCTGTAGATCCATCATTTAAGAAAAAAGCAAATTGTTCTGCTCTTTCATTATTACCTGTTAATAAAGAATTTTGTTTAGGACTATCTATTAATTGAGAAGATAAAATAGAAACAGAAGTAGACTTGTATGCTTGTTCAATATCATTAAAAACATATTCTCTAATAGTTTTACCATTTTTTTGACTAAACAAAGTAGCTCCATCAAAAGGTATAGGATTAGCTCTATTACAACCATAAGGTGTTTGTCTTAAAAAAGTAATATTACTAGGTGTAATAGCTTGAGTATCGGCTGGTGTCGGAACAAAGTATTCAGCACCATCTGTAAATATCTGTAAGTTACGAGAGGAGAATAGGTGTCTAACTTCATTTACTCTATCACCAGCAATAGCAACATTAATTGATTCATCAGCTAATCCTGTGCCTAAATCAAAGTTAAAATATTCACCAATCCTAGATGCTAAAATAGCAGAAGGTTTATCTCTTACTCCACCAAACCATAATCTATTATCATGAAATGATACAGCTTGAGGATAACCTCTTGGTGCAGATATAAGTTCTTCTTCCCAATCAGCATGAGGTCCAGTACCCCCAGATACTGTTTCAATAATTGTTCCTGTAACTACAGTAGAAGAAGTATATCCTGTAATTTTAATTTGAGATCCATCTACCTTAATATAATGATTTACATACTCTGTTGTCCATATAGGAGAAGATGCTGTTATAGTTCTTCCTGTACCTGTAGCACTAGTAGATAATGTAACTGTTACACTAGAATCTGCATATTTGTAAAATGGTGCATGTGTTTTATAAGCACCTGATACCACTACATCTTCATCTATTTCAAAGGCAAACTCTGTAACTGTAAACGTTGTAGCACTAGTTCTTTTAATTTGTAATATAGGATTATCTCTATGTGTAGCAAAAACAGTATCTCCAAACTGTGCTAAATTAATTTCAAATATTTGAGATGTAGTCCAATTAACTCCAGAAGTAATATTAGTTTGTATAGCAACACCATCTGAATCATAAACATCTAATCTTCCATTAGATAAAGCAAAGATAGCTATTTCATCATTAGAAAATATAAAGGGAGCTAGTCTTGCAGCTGCTGGCAGTGTTGCTTTATACTCAGTAGCTGGTCTACGCATTAATCCACCTTCATCTAATAAATACCAATTACGACATTGTTTAGCACCTTCAAAGTATGCTTTAGCGTCTGTTCTAGCGTTTAGTAAAGGATTCAGCTCACCAGCTGAGAAGTTTGTAAATACCTGTCTGATTTTTCTGGGCATTAAGATGCAACAAGTCCACTACGACTGCTCCTTCTTTCAGTAATAAATCTATCAGTTGAAAGTCTTTTAGTTGTAGTTTCTTGTGCATCTGTATTCCTAGCTATTAGGATTTGTCTTTCACCTAATTGATCGTATTCTCTAATCATTGCAGCATCTCTTGCTAATGCTCCACCAAAAGCACTAGCTAATTTATAAACTAAAGCATGTCTGAAATATGGTGGAAACTTTGATTCGTCTTGTCTAAATAAATAATCCATTATTATAGTACTAGATGATCCATAACCATTTAGATAAATCTTATCTTCGTATCTAGAATATTGTAATAATGCATCATTACATGTAACTGCTAGAACTTGTAATACCTGTGGGCTAGTAGGCATTTGATAAGCATATTCAAATCTACCAGTTGGAGTTTCGGTCAATAAAGATAATTGTTGTTGTCCAGTTGCAAATCTCCATCTGGCTCTTGTTAAAGTAGCTTCTACTATTTCTTCGTAGATATTATTAACTGTAAGAGCTTCTGTATTATCATCTGTAAATGATGA